GAAGAGGTGGCTCTCCTTCTCCAGACGTTCTAGCATTACAGCTGAAGCAATAAGTATGGCCGTCAGAGTAGACGCTGTTAGCATCGGACGAGCCACAGTTAGAGCATGATGTATGATAGCAGAACTCGGATCCTTCATTTGCATTTGAGCCAACTGATTGGAATTGCATATGATGCACACCAAGGGAAACCGTGTTTCTCGGCCCACATGGCATAAGTGGTTTTTGAGCGTTTAGATAATTTGTTATATGGTGATTGAAATACGAAACGAATGTCAAGGTCAGGATGAGACTTCTTAACAGCCAGCATCTTGCGTCTGTCAGTACTCTTAAACCAACCCTTACATTCTAGGTAGACATCCCCAACCCTAAAGTCAGGGATGTAGTTATGTTCTATGACATATGGTAGCTTGTCTTCTTCGTAAGTATAATCTAATTTTAACCTATTTAGTATAGCAGCTACCTCTTTTTCAAGACCACTTCTCATTAGAAGTCTTCATCCTCTTCTGTGTCTTCAGCAGCTACAGGGTTAGGTGCGGATACCTTGAATCCTTTCGTGGCTCCGAACAATGCTGTAGCTTCATCTGGGGTCATATCCCCGTCATCAACAACACCAGCTCCAGTATTTAAACTGATAACTTGTACTGCCTTTAATTTTAATGATGTACCAATATCACCTGCTGGTAGCACGTATGGCTTTTGGAAGAAAGCTATCTTGACCATCGTACCGCTATATATAGGGGTAGTCTCGTCAGTTATTGCAGTACCTTCCGTGTCAACGACAACAGGTACATACTTGTCTCCATCTTTCCAACTGAATCGTACTTGATAAAATCCTGGCTTGCTATCTATTTCTTCCCAAGGCTCAGGTTTTACTGTAACTCTTTTAGGGTTCTTTGCCTTGCTTCTAGCCCATTCAAGAGCACTTTCACGCTCTTCCTCTAGGTCTTTCACAATACTCTCTGGTAAGACAGCAGCTAATTTATAGCCCCACTCCCCAGGTTTTAGAACGGCTTGGAACCCATCGAGTAATACAGGTTCTTTAGTGACATAAGTAGTCATGGTGTTTAACAAAAAAAGTAAGTGGAATTAGTGACAACATTAGGATCTAATGTGCCTACTATTGGCGGTGGCTCTGAGGCATTAATGGTGTTTCCAAAACGTGTAAGCCAGCAATCTCTCGTGAAGATATCGGTGTAGGTTTCTCGCACAAGTGAGTTGAGTGTTCCCATGTCTCCTGCTCTACAAAGAACTGAGTCATGGATGACTGTGAATGGTCCATTAAACTTTTGAAAAGAACTGTGCAGTATGGAGGCATCCAAGGAGTGTATGAAATTAGGAGCAGTACTAGACCGATGTTTTCTAGGACAAGGGGTTTCAACAACCTTACCGTCCTCATCTGTCTTAGGTATGTTAACCCTGACTCTACCTAATAACTGTAGTTCCATCTGAACTGTTTCAATATGGTTCCGTACTTGGTTGATAACAAAACCCGTTGGGCTTTCCCATTCAACTTCAGTACCACCATTCTTGATGTATTCTCCTACATGTTTCTTAATCCAACGCATGACACGCATAGGACCAGGAACTATAGCATCCATACTTTTATAGACAGCATTGACAACCTCAGTTAACTCATCAGGTTCAGGGTCAATACCCTTCTCCTTCAAAGCTTCCCTAATGTACTTCCGAGATGAGTCTTTAGTAGCATTGTAAGGTATAGTCATAACCGTTCTTTTGACGGTTTTTCTGTCCATCCAAGATTGCATCCGTTGAGGCAGATACTTCTTGGCTTCTATGGCAACAGCTTTATATGCATCACTAGGTCTATCTGAAGGACACACGTTAACAAGATCAGCTGTACTAGCATCTTTAGCTAGACCAGCGAGGATCTGGAGTCCTGAACACGTAGCATCTACAGCTACCATTAGACCTGTGGTATTCTTATCACACTCTATGCAACAATGGTAGTATTCGTGACATGCAGCCATGAACTGCCAAGGCTCTTCTACACCTTCCCAATCAGGAAGATTACCTATCGGATCTTTAGCGACCCTTGTGATTAAGTCTCTGTTATTATCTACCCATTGCACCCTCTCGATGATGGTGGCTTTATCTAACCCAAAAGTAGTAGCTACTTGAAAGGCTAACCACGTTGATACTGTACCTCCATCTCCATCTACAGGCTGTTCATCAGCGAAGCGAATACACGCCTTACCAAAGTCTGTATCTTGAGGAGTTAAGAAAGCAGGTATAGGATATGCTCTTCCTCTATAATCAAAAGACCAGCATAAATAATAGACCTCATCTCTAAACTTTCTAGCAGCTTCCATCTGTGTTCTGGTTCTAACTGATCTCTTAAAGTTAATTCGATCAGCATTATATCCTTCTGCCATCAACCTTCTCCATGCCAGATTTTTCTCTGTATCCTCATCGGCATCAGGAGGTCTTGGCGGTTTAAAAGAGGGGGATATAGGAATAAATTTCCCTACTATCTTTCCTGTTCTTTCAAACTCTTCAGCTACACCCAGAACATGAGTGTTCACACGGTATTTAACCTTCTGTAGCTTGTTTAAAAAAGCTATCGGAAGTTCTCCGTGTATAATAAGGGGGTTGCTCTTCCTAGTAAGATCATGGCCCTTCATAAGTCTGTTGACAACATACCCACCGTAAACAATCTTACCGTCTTTATAACCCCAGTCATTAGGTTCTATCAACATAGGCCACGGGATACCACTGAACATCTCAGCTGTTTTGATAAGTTCTTCCCTCTTTTCATTGAAGGCTTTTGTAGGTACCACCCTTGACTTCTTACGTTTACGGTGATTAATTGTAGTATTTATTTCAAACCAACCAGTTGTTTTCATAACAGCTAACAAACCAAACTTGCCTAAAACAATACGAGTCTTTAAACTCCATTTGTCCCATCGAATGTCACGTTCACCAAACTTCTGACTAGCTATACTTTCCTTTTGAACAGTACCACAAGCCTCATGGAAATAGGTGTCTTCGATGTATTTCATTAACCCAGGATGTTCAGACTTATACCATCTAAACTTACACTCAGCTTCTAATGCTTGGCCTATCTTAGTGATAACATTAAGTACATAGTCTTCACGTTCACGAGTGCTGAATACCTGATCGAATGTAACCTTCAATACTATTGATGCAATAGCTATTGATTCTAATTCAGTTAAGTATTTAGCTACGGGTTGGTAATACTTACCAGCTTGACCATTGGTTAGCTTCCAGAACTCCTTGTCTATGTAATCCATGAGCAATGGGAGTGCAGCCGTTATTGACGGTACTCCGTACACGCTTGCCGAACTGTAAGACTTGCTCTCCAACTTCTCTATCGAATCTCTCAGCTTCTGTTTCCCACAAGAGATCGCCTCCTGTTCCAATAGAAATTGTTGGTTGATCTGTGAGGGTGTCGCCATAAGCTAAAAGCATAGTGTAGTCGTGCTCATCTAGAGCTTCAATCTGTTGTTGTGTTAGGTCATGTGTCATAGGTTTTACATGCGGGGTCATTAGGAAACTCTTCACAGTATGCTTCCATACTGCCATAGCATTTCCAGTTTGGTAAGAAGAATCCAAGTTGATGGTCTTCTGGCTTATACTTAACGTGCAAGGCTCCAACAGCTGCGAGTACAATGAGTAGGTTATCAACATTATCCTCTTCAGGATCATAGTTGAGTACTACCTCACCGTCATCATCATTGATGTAGTAGCCCTGTCTGTCAAGTAATTGTGCGAGATCGTGTACATTAATCAAAGGCATCCTCGGGTAGTGTGTCCTGTAGTTCATCATAGGTCATTAATGTGAAGTCCTCCTTATTTTTAAGTAAGGATAACATATACCTATGAGCGTGTCCAAATTGTTTGTATGCCCGTTCCCGTATTGTACCATTCTTTAGGTACCCTCGGACAATAGCTACATGTGATTCTGGTAAGTTCCAGTTATCAGCAGCCCCTAAGCACATTTCGCTATCAAATTGTGTGAGTTCATCCGTGGCTTTCCATCGGTTAACTTCACTTATTCTGTTGGGAAATGGGTCGTATCGTCTAGCCATAGTTAGTGAATTAAATCAATGGATGGGTTACGTGGATTGTACTTGGTCAGTTCACTGATGATCATCATGGAACCTAACGGGACAGCCATCACTAAAATGGCAATGACTGTCCACTTAAATTCCTCATGTTTGCTCATTCAGTAGCTTGTCATAGTATTCAGAAGGGTGATCCTCATACTCAGGTAAGGAAGCATACACCTCCTCACCTAATGGTAGCATACAGCCGTTATATTCACGCTTATGGAAATCCTGGGCTTCATCCCTTAAGCCTGTACCCGTTACGTCGTCTATTTGACCACGCTTTGATCTGAACAGTGATTCTCTACTACAGTAGAAGAGATCAACACCACTGTCCATCAGTAGACTTAACATCTGGCTAGGGTGTCGGCCTTCTTGCTCTGAGACGGTTAGAAGTACTTCCTCCTGTTTGGGTGTTAGTGTGATCATTAAGCTGCCGCAATAGGGCTTTTAGTCTTTCTCGACTTTGTCTTAATTGTTGGGGTCGTAATGTCCTGCAACCCGATTTCCTTTTTGAGTGATGCTGCCAGTTCGGCATTATGTTTGAAGAGTCCACTTACGAATTTGATAATGGTTTGTTCAGTGATCCCAGTGAAGCGTACTGTATCCTCGTAATCCACTGATAAGCAGAGTCCGTCGTGGTCAGCACAGTAAAACATGTGTGGATCTTTCATGTAGTACTCGTGGGTTGTCTCGAATGTAAGCATGGTGTGCTCGATGATGGTGGTTTGGTCAGATAGTTTAGGGCTTGACTCATCAAATCAGGATCGTCATTGAATTTACCAAACCCAAGGTTACAACTATTGCAGATGTAGCCCCTGAATTGATCGGTGTGGTGGCAGTGGTCCAGCACCCACCGAGAGGTCAGCCTATTACAGGCTGGGCAAGGTCCAGGAAGAGGTGGTGGATTGGCCTTGCGTAGCCTAGCTCTAACGGTTGCGAGTTGATTAGAGCAAGCCTTACAAGTGTTCTTCCTACCTGCCCCTACTGTTGAGAATAGAGGGAAATCCTCCAAGTCTTTAAGTGTATCACACTTCCTGCAAATCTTTTGGGACATTAGCATCCACGTTGTAGTGTGAGTAAAGGTAGTTATCAGATAGGTCAGAGATACCTAAATCATTCAAGACCTCATCTAACATCTCACCGTTATCAGTGATCTTGATGTTCAAGGTGTTATTACTATGATCTTTTTCATAGTTAACATGCCTCTCAAGGAATGTAGGCTCAACTGATGTATCAAAGAATAGGGTACGAGAATCAGCCTCGTATGACCCTGTGTATGGTTCAGACATTACAACCTCCTGTGTAGTAGGTGAAGTTAGTACGCTCTGGCTTAATACAGTTCTCATTAACCCAAAAGCCAAGGCTCATCCTGTCATTCATGCAGAGATTAAGGATAGCACGTCGAGATACATTGTAGTAGATGTACTCAGTACTTGTCTTAGTGTTAACCAAGACTGTACCATTCCAGAAGTCAAGGATCTTGATGTCCTCAACCCATTGTGATGACCGTTTAGTTGGTTGCATAGTTAATAGTGCGATGATGGTGGAATCATACCAAGTCCCCAACGTGTGGCCATAGCCTCCGCTATTCCTTGGTATGTTTTGCTTCTTAGCTGCCATCTATCCTTAGATGGGCCAAGCTTATTCTGTCCACTAGGAGTTTGATTCTCCCAGTACCCACACTCAGGTTTAGGCAAGATGTCTGTTGGCGTAAGTTTGGGTAAGTTCTTAAGCCACAAGCATGTCCTCTTGCTCTCAGGGTGTCCGAACTGGTAAGGCTGGATCATCTGAGTACATTTGCCTAGCTTTGTCTTAGTTGAGATAACAGAGACAGGATTCTCGATACATATGTGTGGGATTGGTGAGTCCCATAGTGCCTCGACAAATTCCAGTGCTTTCTGTTGTCTCCCATCAGCAATCTTAGCTTTGAAGTGTCTAGCTCCGCTGACTGCTATGTGGGTGCAAGGTGGATGAGCAATGAGATGAGTCCATCCCATATCTAATAGGCCAAGCACATCACCTTGAATGTGTGGCCCCGCTGTAATACTAGGTAGGATGTCACAGCTAACAGCATCAATGCCATGCTTGATGAAGGCATTGCGTACTGTCCCACTGTTTTCACATGCTACCAGTACCTTCATGGTACTCATATGGTGTATGTGTCACCATTCTCTATCCGTTCCTGTCTATACCTCTTGCGTTCTAGTCTTAGAATTGCAAGCCATACATCCTCAGGGATAGGTTGACCATTAGTCATAGTCGGAGATGTTCCAATGTCCCATTGGGAGTCGGACATCCTTGTATTGTCTGTCATGTAAATCAGTGAGAACGGCTAGTACGGCTGGATCCTGGAGGGCAGCCCTGTTGGTCATAACACACCCATCAAGGATAGGCATGAATGTTAGTTGCTTAAACATTGTGTATCCTCTTGTAAGTAACCCATGTGATAGCTTGGATCTGGGCTGCAAGGTAGTTCTCGCCTAGCTCCTCATTAATGAAGGCTGTGGCGTCCCTGTAGTCCTGTTTGATCCGTTGCCTTAATCGTTTACCTATGGCTGGTACGTCCTTGAGTGCAAGGCGTATCCCCATAAAGATACAGTAGGCATGACCGTCGATGCAAACATCGTTGATCTCAGGTTGAGTGATGCAGTTGAAGAACTCAGTAACCTTAGGGCCATTGAGTATGTTGACGATAGGCTCGCCAGTATCCTGTATAATGCGTACTGCTTTCTCTTTATTAAGAGGAGGAGTAGAACATTTCACATTGACTGCATCCTCAGCTGTCCCATGATTCCATGCCTTGAGCATAGTCTCGGCATTAAGAACATTACGACTCCACTCGTTAAGTGGGCTGAGAGCAGCGATAACACCCGCAGCTTGGTCAGTGCTTACATTGAAGCGTTTACCTAGCTTGTAGGCGATCTGATGTGCCTCAGGATACCAATTACAGCCATTCTCTACCTCAAGCGTTGTAGCCTGAGTGAACATGGCCACCACATTGCGAGCCTCCGCTGATAGTTGAGCGTAACTCATAATAATTAGTGGAAAGCGTTCACCTGTGATGATGGTGGATTGTGGAGTGTTCAGGAATTACACCCGAATGAATAGCCTAGCCACTCCAAGAAATAGCTCATATGTATTACACACTTTCACTTAGTCTTAAGTCAAGGGTCGGTTGGCCGACATAGTACATATGAACTATAGTAATTAATAGTTCACTTATTAGTTAACGCATTGACGGCAGAGACAATACGTACTCCCACTATATCCCTGGCTCAAGCTGGCCCCACAAGGCCGACACTGTGGCTAGGTAACGCTTGCGATGGCCAGTGACGTTAGAGTATAAATACTCAGATTGTCCGTTTAACTCACTCGGTTTCAAGCTGTTCTCTACTTACAAGGTAGAGTCCTATAGTTTGATTGTGTTTGGTTTAATCCTCTTTTGTTTTGTATGTACTTACAATATCAAATGATTAGAATGTAAGTCAACAAATGTTAGAGAATCAAGATAATTAGTTTTTAACCTCGTTGTGTGTTTGTTACTCCTTAATTATATAAGGTGTAGGTGATAGGGCTATGAGTAGAAATACTCAGCTGTTGTATTTGGTATCATTTGATACTTTCAGGGGCTTTCAGTGTTTAGAGTAGGTATAATTACTCACGCCCCTGATGATGGTGGCCAAGCCCACC